GTTACCGAGTGCCTTGTATCGAGGTCCATCGGGAGACTCTTCCTTTTTTCTATATGGGATGTTTGAAAAATTATCAGGGAATCCCTGAAGTCTTTCGCATTCTACAGGAGTAAGCCTACGAACTCGTGCGTTCGTAATTGTACCGCCAGTGTGGTTGATATCCGAAGCGGAGGATGATAAGGTTTGAGAAGTTTTCTCGTTGATGCTCATGTTGTACATATCAACGGCAACAGAAAACACAGCGTGTGGACCTCTAGCAACTAATGTAGGTGTTGTGTTCGACTCTTCAATCTTTGGCTCGTATTGAGCGTTCTGACCTTGGTTGAAAGAAGCTCTATCCAGCACAATTGTTTTCTTATCTTCGAACAACCATTGGTCCGGTGAGGTTGCAATAGTGAAAGACTTCTCCTCACTTCCAAGGTAACCCTTTCCTGCTGACTTGCCTGGAACACCGCCTTGTATTCCCGAGTTCTCAGAAACACCGCCTCGTACTTTAAAGCATAGTGCTGTTATTTCAGATTTAGATTTATTTGATTGGTAACATGGCACTATAAGACCAGGTAACAAGTCTTGACCACTAGCTTTACCAAATCCGCAAGTTAAAGTTGGTGTTGTTTGTGGTCCGTCCCACCAAGATCCGTTTTCCACAACAGACACAGTAGACCTAACATCTCCTACGTCAAAACAATTCAATGTATTTGAAACCTGATCCTCTACCCAAGTTTCTAATCCGTCTTTGGTTGTTGCTCTGCTTGATTTACGGTATGGAGTAGAGCTTCCTTCAATCTCTCGGGTAACTTTTTGCCTCTTACTTCTGCTCTCCGCAATATTCCTGCACAAGCTTTCGGACTCAAATAGAACCGCTGCGGCAGGTCTCCAGTCTCCAAGGTATCCGACAAGAAAGACTCTTCTGCGTCTTTGTGCAACTCCAAAGTGTTGAGCGTCAAGAATTCTGTAAGCGAACCCATACCCGAGTTCCCCCAACGCCCCGAGGAGGGAACCAAAATCTTTTCCTCCGTTACTTGACAAGACGCCGGGGACATTTTCCCAAACAATCCACTGGGGTTTTGCTTTGTCAGCAATGCGACAGAATTCAAGGGCCAGGTTGCCACGAGAGTCTTCCATTCCTTTTCTGAGACCTGCGACTGAGAATGATTGGCAGGGAGTTCCTCCAACGAGAACATCGATAGTTGTTTCATTAAATATAGGGTTTGAGTGAATTAAAGTCATGTCTCCAAGATTTGGTGTTTGTGGATAATGGTGTTGTAATACAGCGGAAGGGAAGGGTTCTATTTCAGAAAACCATTGCGGTTTCCATCCTAGTGAGTGCCAAGCCATTGTAGCAGCTTCGATACCCGAACATACTGATCCGTATCTCATTTGTTTTTTAATTTTTCGATTGCACTTTTTAAATACACAGCCATATCAAGGCACTCTTCGTATGCTTCCTGTAGCCACATGAGGTGGTCGTAATCAGTTCGGTCAACTGTTGTTCCGTACTGCAAGAAACCTTTCTTCTCTCTCTTTTTAAGGTCCTCGATTAACTTAGTTAGAATCTTAGAGTCCTTGATTTCGTAGAGAGGTTCTATGTTGTGGGTATTATTCTGCTCCATGTGTCTCGTAGTGTTTAACAATAATATCTTCAACAAATTGTTTTTTTAACTCGTTCCAGTTTCCCCAATTTGTTTCGCTTGAAGATGGGTGAGCCTCTACCTCATATGATGTTCCTGTAAAGTTAACAATCTTAGTAAGGGTGTATTCATACTTCATGTCTAAAGTAATCTCACCATTAAAATGGTAAATAGTTTGGTGCGGCTTTTCAATTGTAATCTCCATAGTTTTTTAGTGTTGAATGTTTAGTTTAAAAAATAATTCTCTGAACGCTTGTCTAGGTTGTGGATATCCGATTTCTTCCATTCTCTCAACAAAGTATTGGACAACCATTCTATCTTTCCAAGATGTCTCCATCGTGTTTTCAAACATCTTAAGGCCATGTAAAATGGTACCGTGTGTTTTATTTTCAAACTCGTTACCAATACCCTCTAATGTTACAGGCAATGTTTTATACATTACCCAATACACCAATTGCCTGTAAAGTATATTTTCTCTCTTCCTATTCTTTTCCCCTGTTGCGTTATAAACCTTTAGGGCAACATCTTTTACGAGGTCGATGTAATTCCTCATGTTAGTGCCAATAGCAACATTGTGAATCACATGGCTAAATTTATCAGCCTCTTCTTTTAGGTGAGGGACGTAAAGGATTAAATCACTAATAAATCTTTCCTTACGATCATTTGGCACATACTCTAGGATGTCTCCAAAATGAATCTTCTTTTCCGCTTGAACTTCCATTTTTGTTTTTGTTATTATTTTAGGTTATTAAAAATTTCTTGAACTTGTTCTAATGTGTGTTTTTGGATGAAGTCCCAGTAGACGAACTTGTACAGATTTTGAAAATATTTGCGTTTGTAATTTTCAGAGTTGACCGGCTTGTCGAGGCCAAATTCTTTACAAGTCCTCTTACTCGCTTTAGTTTTAATTTCATCCTTTACTTCTTTAGATATAATGTTATTGTTTCGCAAATATCGAACATTCTTTTCACAAAATCCAAATAAAACTTCAACTATTTCAACATATTTTTTATCAACACAGATATAAACAGCCTCAATGTTTTCGTAAAAGTCTTGTTTTGAACCTATTAACTTTCCATCCTTGAGTTTAGTAATTGCAACTTGTCGAAGGCCATACTGAAATGCCGGGTCAGAATGGTATGTCTTCGTCTTCATATTCGTGTTGTCTTGTTTCGTACTCGTCTAATAGGATTCCCTTACCATCATCTCCAATCTCTGAAAACCTTTTTGTTTTTACATCGTACACAAAAGGAACTTCGCCAACACGTCCTATGAAGGACCAACGAATCTTTTGGATGTTGATGAGAGTTTGCCCAGAGACATAGTCTCGGTAAGCAACAAATCCGTTATCACACTTGTTGAAGAAGTGAGCAGAACCTGCAATGTCGTATAGAGTCGGCATAACATAAACTCCGTTCTCCTTCCTAATCTTTGTGGGGTGGGCAATGACAAACACATGAACTCCGTAACGGTCCTTGAATCGTTTAACCTTGGTGAGTGCCTCTGATATGTATTGCGTCTCACTCATTCCCTTTGGGACCTGGTGTTCAACATAGTTCCAAGGATCTATCACAAGACAATTGATTCCACTTCTTTTTACAAGTTCAGCGGCCTTGTCTAGGATGCCGTCAATGGTCACATCCATCTCATCAATCTTCATGAAATAGAAGAACTCCTCAACAAAATCACGAGCCTTGTCAACTTCCTCTTGGCTCATCTTTGCTGTCGGCACAAAGGAGAAGAAGGGCTTACCAATAAATATTTCAGCAAGTTCAGAAAAAAGTATCTCTGTGGGTTGCTTTTCTGGGGAAAACATTGCTACCTTCCACGAATGTTTCGCAGACAATCTGACAAGTAAATTGTTCAGAAAAGTTGACTTTCCTGCGTTGGGTGTTCCTGTAATAATGGTGAACTCTGAGCCTCGGAACGAGATATGTTCATCAAACTGATTAAACCCTGCCTTCAACCCATGAGGAAACCCATTAAGATATATGTCCGTTATTTTTTCCTTTACGTCATTTACCTTCTCAATGCCTTCTATTGGAATTTGGTAGGCTTCGGCCACAACCTTCTGAAGAAGCTCTACTCCGTAATTAACTAGGATCTCATTAGCGTCCTTGCATCCATCGGGGATGTTGACATACCAAATCTTTTCTCGACCAAGTCTTCGGGTCAACTCCTCACGAAGAGATAGACCTGCTGAGTCATTGTCGGTAAAAATGATTACCTTCTCCTTGTCCGCAAATGCGTCAATGCAGTTATCTAAATACTTGAGGTTCTGATTTCCTTTTGTTGCCCCATTAGGAACGCTTACAACGGGGTAAATTTGAGCTTCCTCCAGAGAAAGGGTGTCCATTTCCCCTTCAACGATTACACACCAATCATAGCCCTCTATGGAGTTCAGGTTGTATAGTATCAACTCGGCATCCTTAACCATCCGAAAGTTCTTTGCAGCATCTCGGTATTTTATGTTGATTAAGTCACTTCCTCGGAAGTAATTAAAACATATGGCATTTCTATTCTCACCAGCTTGAGGGAAGTAACACTCCTCCTCAGTAACTTTAAGTTTCAGCAGAGTGTTATTGGAAATCCCTCTCTTCTCAAACCAAGAGAGGACCTTGTCGCTCACCTTCTGAAGTTTTGATACAGGAACAAAGTATTCAACCTTTCGGTCCGACTTGTTCACGCTCTTACCCATAAAGGATTCGCAGTTTGGGTAGTGGCACTTGTACACCCCTAACTCGACATTCACCGAAAGACTCTTGTCCTTCTTGTTACTTCTCGTGTCTTTGCAGAACGGACAGTTTACTTTTTGTTGTGCCGAGATATCCTTGCAGACAATTCCAAGGGCAGATAATTTTTGGTAGTTGCTCATATTTTATTGAAAAATCCTTTTTCAGCTTTATTTATTTCTTCTTGAGTTTTTAAGTGTGTTCCACCAAAGATGTCTCTCACTTTTATTTTACTTTCCTGTATTTTGTATTGATCCTTAAACCAATTGTTCCTCATCTTACTCTTCCAATTTAAAACTTTGTTTTCATATGAGTCTTTCCAATCATTCTCTTCGTAGTGTTTAAATGCCCTAATTGCTACCTCTTCAGTATATCCATTATCTCTGAAGAATACTTTTGCCTCATCTAATGT